CGCGGCGGGCAACTCGGGCACCGAGATCAAATCCGGCGACGAGACTCGTTCGTTGATTGGCCAAATTCGCACTAATGCGTCGTCGCAATTTGTCGACGGCGTATCTCAGCGCTTCGTGCGTTCGTGGTTCAACGACGGTGGCGTGTCGGTGTTCGCAAACTTCTCGGCTACTCGCTCTACTTCCAACGTGTATCCTACTTGGGCTGAGTTGCATGCTGAGATAAGAAATGAAGTCTTGCTGTGGGCGGGTGAAAAACTTTTCGTCGTTTGTTCGGGCACTTATCAAAACAACGTTGCGAGCACAAACTATACGGCCCTGGGGATTGATAGCGCAACAACGGCAGAGACAGCGAGCCAAGCTTCTTGCGCTCTTACGGCCGGGGGCTACTACAGCCCATTCGCCCTCAACACCAATAAATCCGGTCTCTCTGAGGGCTATCACTACGCGACCCTGCTCGGTAGCGTTGCGAGCGGAACGGGGCTTTGGATTGGCGCCTCGGACACGACTTATAAGGCGTGCTGCGCATTGCAGTGTTTCACGATGAAGGGCTGACGTGTCCGGCAATCCCGCATTTCAGGGCTCGGCGTTCCAGAAGGCGCCGGCCGCGTTTCAATCCGGCTTGCTGATCGTTGCGGGCGACTATTCGCTCGGATCGCCTGCCTTCGCGATACCGACGGTAACTACAAAGTACGCGTTTACCGTCACGAGCTATTCGCTCGGGGCGCTCGACATCCCGCTCGTCGGGCGCACAGTTCAGGCGATCAACGTCAATCCCTATACGATCGCGCCGCTCGGCTGGTCACTCACGCCGCCGAGCCTTCACTTCAACTACCATTTCACTGCCGCAGCCTATGCGGTTGCTTCGCCGGTCTTTGCTAGACCTACATTGCTCGCGGCTGGCAATCTTATTCCGCTGCACGTCAATCCGTATTCGCTGTCCTCGCCGGTTTCTGCTAATCCAACACTGCGGCAGGTTCAGCACGTTCACCTGAATGCCTATGCGGTCGCATCGCCTGACTTCGGCGCGGCGCACATCGCGCAGAATTATCACCTGGTTGTCAACGCGTGGGCGGTCGGCGCGCTTGGCTTCACGACGCCAGCTTATTTCAGGAACAATTATCGTTTCACGAGTGCGGCCTACAGTCTCGGCGGGCTCATATTTGCGCCGCCGGCTGCGCCGATCAATGTCAACCACACGTTTAGCATTGACTCTTATTGGTTAGAGAGCCCCTGGCCGGGACATCCGCGATTGTCTTGGGAATTTGTCGGACTCAGACTGCCGCCGACCTATCGCACGCAAGCCGAAGATGCAGCGAACATGCTGCGCGATTTGCTCAACCTGATCTTGAAGAGCATCCCGCCGCAGCAGACCACGGCCGGCGATCAAGTGCGTCGCCTCGTTGGCATCCTGCGCGATAATGCCGAAGTAGCGGTACGCGGAGAGACGCTTGGCACTGACTTGCAGAATATCTATTTGGCGGCCGACACCGCCGGCGCGAGCTTCCTGGGCATGGACGCCGTGCGCAAGTTCTTGATGAGCCAAGTAGCAAGCACATCATTGCTCACGCAGGCAATCTATCGCTCGGCGCTCGTGATGACGCTCGCTGAGATGTCGAAGATTATCACGCGCACGAAGTTTGGCACGCAAACTCGAATCCAGAACATGATCATTTACATGCGCGATGCCTACGACGCTGCCAAGGCGACCGGCATCAACGAGGTCGACGTGCTCGTGTATCAAACCTTGAACGCGATGGGTGGGGCGCTGATGAATCATCTCGGTCGGACCGAGCTACAGCTTCCGCGTCAGGTCACCTACACAAGTGGTTTACCCATGCCATCGCTCTATTTGGCAAATCGCATCTATGCGGACGCGAGCCGCAGCGACGAGCTTGAGGCGCAAAACGACGTGGTTCATCCGGCATTCATGCCGCGGATAATTCGTTGCCTATCAGATGTCGGGAGAACCTGATGGCAGACATTCGAATAGTCAGCAGAGCCGACTTACAGCAGACCGTCGCCGATTGGTTGCTGCTCAAGACCGGCCTTCTTGACGAGCGCCAAGAGCTTGCGAATCTCTGCAAGGTCGCGCTCATGACCGATATGCTTTCGGACCCCGACGAGATCCGTCCTGACCCCGATAGCGATGATCGCAAAGGATGGTGGGGCGATATGGACGCGCAAGCGATCTGGCGAGGTTGGCCGATCGGATGCAAGAATTGGTTGCTGACACGAGCGAAGCTCGGCGACGCTTATTCTTGGGAAGGCGATACCGTTTACCGCGCAGAGAACTACACGCGCATAGCGTTGCAACCACTCGTCGATTTGAAGACGTGTAGCTCGATCGAGGTCAGCGCCGAGCGGATCGGTCAAGATCGTATCGATGTGCTCGTGACCATGTATCGCGGACCGCTCGTCTCCGTCGATCTCGTCTTTCAAGATTTCTGGGCGGCGATGACGGTTGAGCCGCAACTCTCGCCTTATGGATGGTCGCCCTAATGCCGTGGATCACGCCGAGTCTCAAACAAGTTCGCGAGATGGTCCGCGACGACATCACTACGTCGCTGACCGGCGCCGCGGTTGTCGGCAACACGGTGCTGCGCGTGATGGCGGACGCGCAGGCCGGCCTCGCAAAGTTGATCCTCACCTATATCGCGTGGATCGCCGATCAACTCATGCCGGACACCGCCGAGCATGAATGGCTTGACCGCCATGGTCAGATATGGCTGCAAAATCTCGACGGTACGACCGGGCGTAAGGGCGCCAAAATTGCTTCTGGCACGGTCGGGTTTTCGGGCACGGCCGGCATCGTCGTCCCCGCGGGCACTGTCGTTGTCGCGGCGACCGGAGACACTTACGAGACCTTGGATTTTTTGACGCTTCCGGACGTTACATTGCAGCCTGCCGAAGTCGCAGTCGAGGCGCTTAATCCCGGTGCCAGTGGCAATCAGCCGTCGGGCTCAGTTCTTACGCCCAACGTGCCGATGAGCGGCGTCAGCAGCGACGTTGTCGTGATCGATCTGCGCGGAGGGCTCGATACCGAGACCGACGAGGAACTGCGCGCTCGCGTGCTCGAACGTATCAGAGAGCCGCCGATGGGCGGCGACGCAGATGACTATGTCGCGTGGGCGATGTCTATTCCGGCAGTGACGCGCGCTTGGTGCGCGCCGCGCGAGATGGGAATGGGCACGGTTACGTTGCGCTTCATGGTTGACGCGCTGCGGCCTGGCGGTTTTCCAACGCAGGAAGATATCAATGTCGTGGCCGCTTACATGGACAAAGTTCGCCCGGTCGCCGTGAAGGATTTTTACGTCATGCCGTGCGTGCCCGAATACATCAACATGGGCATCTCGCTAAAAAACGATTCGCTCAATCTGCGCTCGCAGGTTACTTCCGCCGTCACCGCGATGATCAACGACAAGGCTGCGCCTGCGCATGCTGTGGATGGGCAGCTTGTCGGTCCGACGACAATCCTCGAGTCGTGGATGTCGGAAGCGATCAACCGCGTCACGCAGGATTTCGATCTCGATTTCATTGATCATCCAATGCCGCACAACGGCGCGCTCGCGGTGATGGGCACGATTAGCTGGCCGGTGCCATGAGCAATGGCATTGTTGTCCCCCCACCGCAGTCCCCGACGCAACTTCCTTCGCCGCTAACCGGGCCGCTCGTTCCGATCGCGCGCGATCGCCATATCCGGCGCGGGCAAGAAGAATATACGCACGCGCTGCAAGCTCTATTGCCGCAGGGCATCGCGTGGCCGCGTTGGCCCGACACCGTCCTGATGAAGGTCGTCAACGGCCTCGCGGGCATCTTGGGCTTCGTCGACAGTCGGGCGGCTGACTTGCTTGAGCGAGAGTCCGATCCGCGCGCGACCGTGGAAATGCTCGATTCTTGGGAGCGGGCATGGGGCCTTCCCGATCCTTGTTTTCATCGCATCATCGAGCAGCCTGACGGTACGCTGATCGATTTGCCGCCAACGCTGAGTGAGCGGCGAAAAATACTCGTCATGAAAATGACGCTGCTTGGCGGGCAGTCGCGAGAGTTTTTCCTAAGTATGGCGACGTTTCTCGGTTACGACATTACGATTCAAGAGTACCGCCCTTTCATGGCGGGAGTTGACCGCGCTGGCGATGCTCGTCCTTATGATCCCGTTGCCGGTTCGCTCGGGCCGTATCCGAGTCAGATCGGCAACCCAAACATGCGCTTTGTGTGGACGGTGCATTTGCTGTCGCCGAAGCTTGTTTGGTTCCGCGCCGCCGCGGGGCAAGCTGGTGTCGATCACCATCTTGAGATCCAAAAGGCGCAAGATCTTGAATGCATCATTCGTCGGTGGGCGCCGGCGCAGACTTACCCGCTGTTCGACTACACAAAGATTGGTGATCCATGGGCGGGCACAAAGAAGGATTACGTGCAAGAACGCACGGGCGAACTCGTCACGTTGCGATCGGGCGAGCAAGTCCTTTGTATCCGCAAGCTCACGGACTTCGCTCTGATCGTTAATTCGTATTTCAGTAGTCCGCCGACTTACGCCTACGCATCGTTGAGCGCGGGATACATTCCGCCGCTGTCGTTGCCGTTTGCTATTGGCTCTCCAAGCTTTGCGGTCCCTGTTCTAAGTACGAGATACCAATACGTTCTTGGTTCGCCAGTTTTCGTGAAGCCGGGAATGACTACTCGCCCCTTCATCTAAAAGTAGGAGACTATCTCGTGAGATATAGTCAGCCTTTCGGAACTCCCGCGCCTCCGCTCGGGCAATATCCGCGTTACATCAACGGCGATCCGATCACGGGCACCGAGGGATCGATCCCGCCGGCTACCGCTTTCGACGAAACGCAGATCGAGATCATCAGCGTCATTGAGGGCGTGCGCGCGCTCGGTCTCGGCAATCTTGGGCCGCCGAGTCATGCTGATCTGACGCAGCTTTGGCAGGCGATTCAGGCGTTCTTTCTCAAGCAATATATTACGACGCACATCACTAAGACCGTTCACGGCGCGGGCGCGGACTTTCCCGATCTCGTCGCTGCGATGGATTGGCTATCGCATTACATCATCACTCCTTCGGGCTTCGTTACCTTCATGTGCTCGCCCGGAAAGTGGACCTACACGACAGCCGTCGAATTAGGCCATGCCAACATCTCGCGCGTCGCGATCCAAGGCGCGGCGATGAACGCCGTCCCGCGCGGTAGCTCGATGAGTGTCACCGGCTATAACAATCCGACCGACGGCATCAATCAGGCGATCTTTCTGCGTTCGTGCTATCAGACCGAGTTGTTCTTTCAAGGTGGCATAAGCGGCTTCGTCGTCTTGCGCGGCGGTTGCACGCTTCGCTATCTCTTGATCACCGGCGATCTCTCAGCACCGCCTGGGAACCCGCCGTGGGGACTCTCGGGCGCGGGCAGTGGCCT